CTAATCGTGTAGAAACCGTACCTAAGAACTGGAAAACCGATAGAACCATCGCCTGCGAGCCGGAAGGAAATTTATTCCTCCAGTTAGCGTTTGATGCGTTCGTCAAGACTAAACTCCTCAAGTTGGGAGTTAATCTGTCGGACCAGTCCAAAAATCAAGAGCTCGCCCGGTTGGGTTCGATTGATGGCGACTTCGCCACCATCGACCTTTCCATGGCTTCCGATACCGTAGCGTTCAATACCGTAGCATGGTTGTTCCCACAAAAGTGGTTCAACTATGTTTCGGCTGCGCGCACCCCGTTTGGGGTAGGTTTCGGTAAATTGCTTAAGTATGCCAAGTTCTCCAGTATGGGGAACGGAAGTACTTTTGCAATAGAAACTCTTATTTTTGCTGCTTTTTGTAAAGTTTGTACAGAAGGTGCTGAAGGACGCCGCAAATCCTTTGCGGTATATGGTGATGATTTGATCATTCACCACGACTTCGTGCCCCGACTGAACCGACTCTTACAATTCTTCGGCTTCCGGGTTAATACCGAAAAGTCTTATACTGACCCGACTCTGCTATTCCGAGAGTCGTGCGGTACTGACTGGTATTCCGGGGATAATGTCACTCCGGTGTACGTAAGATGCAGCAATCCTCTAGAAATAGAGCTTGTTCACATCTGTAATACGCTGAGTGGCATCACTTCGATCGAAGGAGAACTTTGGGAGTTGCTTCGCGGTTTGATCCGTGAGCATAACCTCCCTTTAGTACCCTTTAATCAAAGTACTATAAGCGGTGTGTGGGTTACCGCACATGACGCTTATGAGCTGAAGTTGATACATAACCATCACCAGCGGCTGGTGTTTAAGGCGTTCGTGCCTAAAACACGTAACCGGGGTATCTACGACTCACGTACCTACTTTCTCTGGCATTTGGATGCTCAGAGGAGGAAAAGTGTCGAAGCCATTAGATACACTGGAAAGCATCCCTTTCTCCACTCCGTGGAGTTTGAGGTGCAATCCAATAGTGAATGTATCATACGCAGTAAGGTACCCATCTTTACGCACAAGTATCGTCGTAAATGGGTGAGCTGGTTTCCACCAGCCATGGTAACACCTGCCCACCTTTATTGGTGGTCAGACTATATTGGCCCTCAGGAAACTGGGCGTTAATATAGGTTAGGGCAAGGATGCCCAGTCGAGCTGCTTGTTGCAGGTAGCCTACCTGGGTAACTTTCACAAAGTGTAACGCT